TGAGCATTTTCTTCATATAATTTTTTAAATTCTTCTTTTTTGTTTTTTTGATCATTTTCTTGGTATAAATTTTCAAACTCTTTATTTTTTAATGTATCCTGAACATTTTCTCCGTATAACAGTTCAAATTCTTTATTTTCTAATGTATCCTGAACATTTTCTCCGTATAACAGTTCAAATTCTTTATTTTGAACATTTTCTCCGTATAACAGTTCAAATTCTTTATTTTCTAATGTATCCTGAACATTTTCTCCGTATAACAGTTCAAATTCTGTATTTTGAATATGTAACAGTTCAAATTCTTTATTTTCTTGAAAATTGTGTTCTATATAAGTTTTTGTTTGTGTATAAACTATTTCTTTTTGAGTAAATCTAAGGTGTATTTTAATAAAATTAAAATACCTTATGTAATTAGGTTTATCTTTATGTGTTTGAATAAGTTCGTTTATTTTTAAATAAGTAGCATTTTTAAAATTTGTCAGTGATGGTTCATAAATCCATCTGTTATCTTCTATACAAAAGTCAAGTATTTTTTTAAAACCAATATATTTTATATGTGTACTATAAGAATGTAGTTTCTTAAAGTTTTTAAATAGTTTTAATAATTTTTGTACAAATTGTTTAGAGTTAAAACTTGTTTTGTCAACCATGTTAAAACATATATAAATGTAGAATTTTAATTTCAATTTGAATACTATTTAAAAACTGTATATTTTAGTATAAATAGATGTCAACAAATCACCCAGAACAAACGATTGAAAACAGTTTAACTGCTCCTTTAGATAGAAATCCTGATAAATCTTATCAACCAACTCAAGGTCATCCTATTTTATCAGATGATGAAGTTGTAAATGCAATGAAAGAGTTAAATAATACTGATTATGTAAAGAAATTTTTAAGTGTTGAAAGACGGTATGCCGATCCTGTAGATTCTAATCAGCGGATTGGATTAATTTCTTTTGTTCCTGCTAAAGGAGCAACTCCTGATAGTCAAGGAGTATATGGTTTTGCAAAATTGAGAGGAAATTTCGCGTCAAATAACGAGGCTAATGAAAAAGCTGAATTTTTAATTAGAAATGTTGATTCATATCATCAAATTTATCACGCATATGTTGGTCGTCCTTTTCCTTTAACAGAATCTTCAAAATATTCAGCTGATACAACTGAAATAGATATTCGTAAATCTATGACAGATTCAGTAAGTTTAAGTGTTAAAAATAAAAAGAATGACGAGAGGCAACAAATTAAAGAAATAGAAGAACGAGAAGAAAAATTAAAAGAAGATTGCAAGAAAGAAGAGGAAGATCCATATGATTTTTACACCACTTTGCGTGTTAAGAAAGCTCAAATTACATGGACGTATTTAGAAACACAAAAGAAGTTACAAGAGATGAAAGATATTATTATTAAGACAAGAGATCAAATTACTGAAATGGAAAAAGAGGATGAATCGTATGCTAAAACATATTTTAAGAAGTATTGTGATGCTCGTACTGAAAGTGGACTTAGCAATTCAACAAACGAAGACACATTTATGAAATTTTTAGTAGAAGATCATGATTTAGGATTTTAAATTAACCAATTACATCTTGTTATAAATTTATAAATAATTTATAACAATTAAACTTATTAAAAGTCAAATTCACCAAAACCGTAAAAATCTGATACATATAAAAATAACTTAATTTAATTTTTGACCTAACTTATAATACATTCTTCTGATGATATTGATTGTACTGGATCGTTAACACGCCCCCTCCATTGAAAAGGATGGTTGTGAGGATTTTGTTCTTGTTCATTTATAATTGGTATAGAACATTCTTGTTTATGTGTATTAACAATACACCTACAATAAGGACACGTTGGGTTTAATAAAACCCATTTACTTATACAATTTGTATGATACATATGTTTACAATGTAAAATTAATATTTCTTCATTAATTTCTAAATCTAAGCTACATATAACACAAGTATTGTTTTTTTCTTCATCAGTAACTAAATAAGAAAAAGAACCTATATTTAATCCATTAGTTGTGAATTCTTCATATTGTTTTTTTGTAAGTTTGTCTTTACTATGACCCAGAGCATAGTTATTAAGTAACTCTTTTTTGTTATTAAGTATTTCTAACTTTTTATTTATATCCAAAAAATCATTTACAGTTTTTACATTTTTATATTTTTTTTGTTCTTCACTTATTTGTAATCTATTATGTCTATATTTTGCTATAGTTATATCTTTATTTGAAATTGTAACAATAGACATATTATAATTTGTAATAAAATAAATATTTTATTTCATTTTATTATCTACATTCTTTACAGGATAAATAAAAATAAAACCCAATAATTATTGATATAACTGATATAACAAGTCCTATTTTAATAATTTTCTTTTTTGTTTTATGTGATTTGCTGGAATTAGAACCATACGAACTGACTCCGATTCCAGCAAATGCAAGCGGAATACTCAGACATGCACCACAAAAATTTTCTTTAATATCTTGTTTATTTAATAAATTATACATTTATTAAATAATTTATTAAATAAAATGAACGATTTAATTGACTTGGTTGAAAATATCGGTAAATTTATTGAACGTATCTAAACTGTTCAAACCAATCATGTAAAGTCATTCCATTTAAAGTCAGTTGAATTTTATTAATTTTTTCTATTCTTTTTTGTTCTAAATAATTTATTTTATTTTTATGTAACCAAAATTCCATTAAACATATACTATCAGCTATATCATGTTTTCTTTCAAGTGTTTCGTATTTTTGAATAGCTCTTTGACTCCAGTATAATATACTTTCTGCTATATGCATCGTTTGTAATTTTCGTTGTTCATATTCAAACTGTCCTATATTATAATGTTTATGCATTGATCTTGGTGAAATAAGGTGACATTTATCTCTCCATCTATAATATATTAATTGTTCTATAGAAACTAATCCTATAGGAGGTTGTTTTTCAACTAAAATATAATCACATTCTTGAAATAATGGTAAATGCTCTTGAAACATATGCTCCATCCAATCGGCAATATTTTTACCGTGGTGTAAATTACATTCTTTTCCTTCTAGTTCATGAGTGTGAGTAAATTTTGTAATATCAATTAAATCTACATAAGCAATTTCTTTTAAATTAAATTGTTCATCAATTAAACCTACACTAATACCTAAATTAAGTATACCAACATCTATACACAAAACAACTTTATCGTATATAATATATTCTAATTGTTCTTCATCATCCATATCTAAGTCTTTCATTTTATCACTAAGAATGTTCATATTAGCATCACTCATTCTTAATTATATTTAACATTTCTTAAAATTATAATTATAATTTTAAGCTTATCTACAGTTTATTTTTTATTAGTTTTAACAATTTCTTTTTCAACGTCTTTTACCCATTTTACATATGCTTTTTCAAATTCATCCAAGTCTTGAATCCACATTTGTTTTTCAGAAGTATTAGAAAGAGAATCTCTAATTTTAATTTTTGAATCAATATCATTTTTTAAACTATTAATTTTTTCCTCTGTAATACTTCTAAATTGAAGTCTTAATAAATAATCATACCCATTGTTTTTATCATTATTTTCATTATCTTCTTCATCGTCTTTATTTTTTGATTCTTTTATTTCTTTGTCATAACCTCTTTTTTCAAGATCTTTAAATATATCTAAAGTTTTTCTACTTTTACGTATTTTTCCTTTGTCATCAAACAATTTGATATCTCCTGTCATAATTTCTTCTAAAAATCTTTTTTTGTTTCCTAAAAACTTTATGTCATGGTCAAGCTTTTGTATCATATAATTTTTTCTTTTAGTGTAATAGACAAGTCTTACTTGACAAAATTCGTTAATTATTTCATCAACATTGTTATATTTTGTTATTTTTCCCTTTGAATCAAACAAAACCATATTTGATGTGTATATGTATTTATATAATTTTAAATTTTTGAGATCACATAAAAGACCGTCATCTGATTCTGTAATAACAAATCTAACATGTTTAGGAGTAGAATAATTTTTTACTTTGTGTATAACTTTTTCTTCTAACAAATCATCTAAATATTCCTTAAAATTATCTGTCCACATTCCAATAGGAAGTTCATTAACAACTTTAGTTTTCTTTTCTTCTATTATATTACCCCATGATGTATATTTAGAATCACCTGATGATTCTATTTTTCCTGTATATCCTCTATACCACGGATCTATAGCTGGTAATAAAGATACAGTTGTTCCATCTTCTTTTGATAATACATTTCCATCACAATTAAGCCAGTATTTTACAGACTCTATTAAATCAAGAGGGTTATAGCAAGGAACGGAACAAGACCATCCTGTTCCGATTCCTACTACACATCCGTTAATCAAGATAGTAGGAAGGATTGGAACATAAAATACAGGTTCTACTGTATCTCCGTCATCGACTACTCTTTCCAGTAATACATCATCTTCAGGTCTAAATAATAATCTAGTAAGTGCGTCTAACTTAGTAAAAATATATCTGGCATTTGCTGCGTCTTTACCTCCGCTGAGGCGAGTATTATGTGTAATTGTTGAATCTCCAAGTAAAAATCTTTCATTTTTATCAATATTCCAACCGTTAAAATTTCCTCTACCTATACGTTTAATTTGAATAGAATGACAATACGTATCTATTTTATATGATTGTACATCTACCTTTTTACGCTGAACTCTTGTTGGAATCCTTGTTAAATCTCCTTCAATAGAAAGACATAACATTCTTCCTAATTTTGATATACTTGTTTTAAACCCTAAAGATATTGCGATAATATTAGCAGAATTAATAACAGACTGATATTTTTCTGATTGATATATATCAAATATATTGTAGTTATCATTTTGTTTTTTTAGAGTTCCATTTGTATCTATTAATCCTGCAATTAATTGTAGTCTAACATTTTCAGAATTTATAATATAATCATGAGGAATATGTTTATTTTTGTAAAGATTATTTTTTTTCAATAACTGCTTAAACGGGTTTATATTTGTTCGGTTTGAACACATCCAATTACACAGTGATAATTTATAATTTACCCCTAATTTTCTAATATAATATTTACATCCATTTTTTTCATTATGCACTACTTTACATCCAATTGAATGTAGCCATATAACAAATGATTTTATAATTTCTTCATCAACTGAAGATAATAGATTACCATCTTGTATTCCGTCTCCTAACCAACATCCAAGAATATATGGATCTATACTAAGTTGTTTATATTCTTTTTGTATAGATGAAGAGTTAACTAAACCTTTCATATTATTACAAATATGTTTTGGTAAAGATAAATATTCTTGGACATTTATATCAATAATGTTACAGTCATCTACGGTAGAAGCAAATAATTTCATTTCTTCAAATGCTTTTTCTTTTGTTATTTCAGAATTTATTAAGATATATTTGGAATGAGCTGTTTTATTTACAATATCTATGTAATTCATCGTCCACTTTTTAGAAGATTCTTTCCAAACAATAGTCTTATGATTACTAAACTTTAATGTTAAAATATGATGACTATTAACTACATAACTATCCATTTTATCACGTGATATTTCATACATTTCATCTTCTCCTGATGTAATAGCTGTAACGTTTCTTTCAGTTCCATCATCTCCTACTAATTTGTCACCTACTTTAATATCACATGCTTTCTTAATTGAAAAATCCCACATTAAAATTGGAGTATTAGGATCCACACATCCAAACTGTCCGTCTCTGTATAAAAGAGGTATATTATTACTTCCTGGGTATGAATTAGCCATTCTAGTAATTGTATCGTATAAATTCTGTTCACCATGATGGTAAGCGGTATGTTCAGAAACGTATCCAGCTAATTGAGCTACTTTAAGAGATTTTCCTGTGTATTTGAGGTTTCTTAAAAAACATGCATATAGTGTTTTTCTATGACTTTCTTTTAATCCATCCATAAGACTTGGAAGACTTCTTTTACAGTCGTTTATAGAAAATTTAATAATTTCACTATTTAGAAAATCTGAAATATTAAGAGATACAATTTCGTGTTTATCACCTTTCCATTGTAAAGCATTTTTACTACTATCGTAATTTTCTAGCCAAGTTTTTCTAGCATCTGATTGTTTTGTATGAAATACTTTATTCATATTAAAACTTGTATGTTCGTCTTGTTTAAAATTAATCATTTTCTGACCAAATGTATCCATAATATCTTGATCAGAAGAAGAACCAAGTCCTTTATAGTATTTTGTATTGATTTTTTTACCTGGATTTTTAGTATTATAATCACTAACGTAGTTACTAAAAGCTGTTTCATCGTAAAATAGTATTTCTTTTACAGATTCAGTTTTTGGTAAAAATACTCTTACAATAGGAGTTTGCATAGAAGTAACAAAAGATTCATCTCTTTCAAGCAAAGAAGGAAAAAGAGTATGAACCATATTTTGAAGTAAACCAGAAATATGAATTCCGTCTACATCTGCATCTGTTATTATGAGAATTTTTCCATATCTTAATGACATAAACTTTTCTGTTTCTTTATAATTAAAACCAATCTGAGCACCTAGTGCTTTAATTATATCAGCAATTACATTATTTTTAGCAATAGAAGCTGTTTTAGCGTTTCTTACATTAAGTACTTTACCACGAAGAGCATAAATTCCAAACCAGTCACGTCCTTTTTTACCAAATGCTCCTACATCAATTCCTTTGACTGCATATGTTTTAGCAGCAAGTCCCTCAACTAATATAAGAGTACATTGATGTCCTAACTTGCTTCCTTCATTATTAGCAGGATCTAATCCTTCTATTTTGACAAAGTTCTTCTTTTTTCTTTCTAATTTTTTCAAGGCTCCTAACTCTTTTGATCGTTTAATATCGTCAATAACTGACCATCCAAGTATAGTTGTAATATCTTTTTTACTTACAGATGCTTTTACAGGTGATTCAAGTTTATGTTTACTTTGTGATTCAAATTCAGGGTTAATTACCATTACAACTACAAAGATTTTAAAGAATTTTTTAACGTCTCCGATAGTGAATGAAATTCCGCTTGGAGATGTTAATTTTTGAACAATTGGACGAAGAGTTGCTTCTATCCAAGCATCAACGTGTGTTCCTCCCAATGATGTGTAGACACCATTAACAAATGAAATAGACTCAAAATGAGATGATGGCATTAGAACAATATGTGCGTCTGTTGTATTAATAGTTAAAATATCTAGTTCGTTAATAGATGAATAGAGCTTTGAATAATCTTTAAGTGATTTAACAGGAATTAAAACATCGTTAAAGTATACGTCTACGTTTGTTAACATAGCAGCGTCAACAACATATTTACAGTATAAATTAATAACGTCTTGAGTATAACTTTTCATATCAAATTGTTTAAAATCAGGAATCCAAGATATTTCTGTATATCCTTTTTTCAAAGTAGTTGAAGTAATTTTAGGCTTTGATACAATTTTCATATTTTGACTCCATTCTTGTTCAAAAATTTTCTTATTCACTGGATCAAGACCTTTTACTTTAAAAGATTCAGAAAACACGTTGCAATTATGAGTTACTGTAAAATCTTCTAATACAAATCTATGATTACAGTCAACAGTTAATCCGACATATTCTCCTGAAGTTACTTCTTTAACAGTTAGTTTTCCTGTATTTGTTACTTCTCTAGACAAAGGTTGTAAACATTTTTTACGTTGAACTAATGTTGGAATATCTTCAACCCCTTTACCAGAAATATTAATGTTAGTAGCCAATCCTCTGTTAAGCACACCGTTATATTTCCATTGAGTTTTCTTAATATGACTACTACACATAAAACCTAACGTTTTTGCTAAAAAGATAATATCATTAGCTAATTTTAAATGATTCATTCCTTGTGCAATAGTTATACGTCTACCATCACTTGTAACACATCCATCAGAATCGATAAGACCTGCTAAAACTAATAAGCGTACTTTTTTTGAATTTACAATATATTCTGGTGGAATGTGTTTATTGTTTATTAAATTATATTTTGATAATAATTTCTTCATTGGAGCAATACGACACTTAGATTTTGAACTAATTGACCACGATATTGGATTATTTTTATGTTGTGTAAAAGTAGCATCATTTATTTCACCCCATTTTTCAAGGTATTTTAATATTTCAGGATCATCTTTAGAATTAATAGCAAAAGCGTATCCACCTTGCATTCCATCTCCCAGCCATAATCCCAATACATAAGGGTCAAGTTCAACTTTTTGTTCATTCCATTGAACACATTCGCCTAAATATCCAGATAATCTCATTTGTGTTGTTTTTGGTAATTCAATATAATCTTTAACGCTAATGTCAAGTGTATTATCATCTAAAATAGTATCAGCAAATTCTTTCATTTTTGACAATGCTTCCTTAACTTCATTTGTTTCCGGTGAAATAATAGTTGGACTTAGTCTGGGAAAGTCAGGTAAATCTTTATCTTTATGTACTCGTTTATAGTGTCTATTTAAATTTCCACATAAAGATTTTTTACATTCAGGGCATATTATTTCAGGAGTATAAGCACTAATGCTTTTCATATGAATTTTTTTTTCTTTTAAATAAACCATACTCCAGCCATTTTTAGCAGTATTCCAAAATATAACCTTGTGATCTGGCATTTTTAAACATAAAATATGTTTCTCGTTAACAATATAAGAATTACCTCTTATTTGTGATACTTCAAATAATCTTCCTGTTCCTGTAACTTTATTAGTAACAAAACGAGGTGTACCGTCGTCTCCAATTAATTGATGACCTATAGGGACATCTTCAACTTTTAAAATATTTCCAAAAAAATCAGGCACAAGTGTGCCTCGTTTCAGACAAAGTTTTCCGCCGAGACCATTTCTGCCTGAAATATTATATCTATCTTCTTTGTCGTCATAATTTGAAGATGTAAGAAGTTGTCCAAAAATCAAACTATGGTTGTAACAACCTTCATCTTCGTTTATTTCAATTGAAATACATGCACCGTCGTTCCAAATAGAAGTTTCACCTGTTTCAATGTTTATATTTACTTTTATTTTAGTACATGGAGTATTTGATTTTTTGCTTCGTGTTACATTGTCAATAGCGTTTGACAATGGTTCAACAAAAATTCTTAGGATGGCAGGACAAAATAATATTGTTTTTTTAGATATATGAAAATTTTCATTAAAATATGATATATACTCTTCTGTTTCTCTTTCTCTAGTACTTCCTACGTATGTATCACTTCTATGTAATATATGTTCAAGCGGATCCATTTTAATATATTTTTGTTTAGGTTTTGATGCCATATTTATATTTAAATATGAATTATCTTTTAAATTCATTTTTTGTTCTTGTTACAATAAATGAAAAGATGGATAATATTTTTATTAGCTTTTGTTTCTATATTAATTTTTAGTTTTTTATGTTTTAAAAAAAATGTAAAAGATTCTACGAATGTAAAAGATTCTACGAATGTAAAAGATTCTACGAATGTAAAAGATTCTACGAATGTAAAAGGAATATGTTATTTTGATATTGATGATACTTTAACTAGTGCTAAAGGTGATGTTGATTCAATAATTGAAGAATGTTTAAAAAATAATTTTGACGTGGGAATTATAACAGCTAGTAATAGAACTGTAAATCATATATGCAGTGGAGAAATTGCAGGAGGTCTTGAATATAACTCAAAAAACTGGATGTCAAATACATTATGTAAACATTTTCAAAAAAATAAAAGAATGTATAATAGTACTTCAATGGTAGCTGGTAACAAAAATAAACCACATAACTGGCCTTCTAACAAACTATCAACAGATCCTGGATATGTTAAAGGGTTTGATATGGTATATGGAAGAGACTTATTTTACCCTCATATTCCTGATAAATGTATTGTGTTATTTGATGATCAATCTTTTTATATAGATGGCGTAAAAAGATATAATAAAAATTTAGAAGTAAAATGTGCTAATTATACATGCGGATCTAGATTTCTTGATAAAGAAATGGTTAGAGATAAAATATTTAGTATGAAAAAAAATGGATGTATGTGATAAAATTTAATTTGTAATTGGATGAGAACAAATACTAAGTTACATTGATATTTGTTTCATCCAATTATCAATTTGATAATTACCTATTTTAATATTTAAAAAAAAATTTAATTTTTTTAACTTATTCCATTTATATATTTCTTTTTCTGTTATATTTTCTTCTTTTCTATTAAATAATTGATGTACTTTCATTTTACTTAATTCTATATTTTTTCGTTTAATCATACTTATAAGTATATCATTATTTATTGTATTAAAATGCTGTTTTAATTTATTTAAAAAATCTTTATATAAAATTTTAGGTGAATTAACTCTTCCTAATTCTTTCTTAATAATACATAAAGTAAAGTTATTATCAAGTAATAATATTTCAATAATTTTATTAAAATTATTGATACATTTATTACTTATGTTTTCAATCTCATTTATATAAATTAAATTATATGGTAATTTATTAATATTGTCTAAACTATATTTACTATTTACTAATTTATTTATATTTTTTGGTAAACAAGATATAGTAACTGATAATTTACAAAAACCACTTTTATCTTTTCTAGTATGTATTTTAGTTCTTATTCTTAATTGCTGTTCACATATAAATTCTACAACATTAAAATTACAAATATCATTACCTAAATGATATAAACCTTTTTCTGATATTTGTATATATTTACAGCCTTTTTCGTAGTATAATTTTTTTATAGTATCATGTGGACAATCAATATAAGTATCTTTAAAATCATTTGTTTCTTTTTTTATTTTTAACCATTCTTCGTGTGTTATTTTTTTTATCATAAAAGGAGGAATTTTTTTATTAAATAATATTTTATATGATAATATATCTTCAAAAATTTTTTTAGAATTATTAGGTATTTTATTATTTAAACTTCCAATCCATTTATTATTTATATTATCATATTTCAAAGAACATTGCATCCAATCTGGAGTTTTTATTTTTTTAATTTCTATTGGTATATCTTTTAACTGGTTTAAATTACATTCTATATCATTTTTATTACTAGAACCACCTAACTCATTCTCTTTTTGAGTATTAAAAAATTTATTATTTAATTTACACTTTTTTACAACATTAAATACTTCTAATTCGTATTTTTTTCCATTTAGTGAAGAATTCATTGTTTATTTTTTTTATTAAATTTTTTAATAAAAAATCATTTATTTACATATAATTACTATTTCAGAAGAAGTTTTAGATTTATTCATACTATAACTCCAATTAACATCTAAAATTAAATAATCTTTATATAATTTTTTTATATAATCACAGTTATTATATGTAATTATCCAATTTTTTTGTAATTTTAATAAATTAAATAGTGATTGATGATCAAAATTTTCATGCATATCTCCATTATTACCATATAATTTAGAATTTTTTTCTAAATAATATGGTGGATCTAAATACATTAAAGAATTATCTCTTATTAAAAGAGTCTCTCTTAAAAAATCTTTAAAATCTTCGTTATATATTTCAACATTACTAAAATTCAATAATTCTATTTTAGTTATTGATGAGGGAGTATATCTTTTTTTACTTGCTTCTTCTGAAAACCCACCTGATAATGTAGATCCACTAAAAGAACATCTATTTATAATAAAATAAAGTATTGATTGATTTAAAGTATCATTATTTAAATCCATAATTGTTTTTCTATAATTTGTAAATTGTTCTTTGGTTACTATTTTAATTTGTCTTAATTCTTTACATAATGCATCTTTATCTTCTTTTATTTGTTTCCAAAAATTATACAATGGCTTGAATTTATCATTTACTATTAACTTTACATTATGTGTATTTTGAAAATAAAATTCAAACGAACCTCCTCCAAAAAACGGAGAAATAAGAGTATTAAAATTATTTATATTAAAATTATTAACTATAATATTATTAATTATTTTACATGCTCTTGTTTTTCCACCTGGATATCTTAACGGAGATACATTTATAGTATAATTTAAATTTTTTATATTTATTAAATTTATCAATTCTGATTTATTTTTTGATTTGTATTTTGTTATTTTTAATTCTTCACATTTTAATAATAATTCAGCTTTAGATAATTTTGTTAACATTTATATTATTTAAATACATAAATTAATTTAATTCAATTTTATAGCACTTTTTAATTTAAAATGTTTTTAAAAGTAGAATGTGATAATTATACATACTGATCATTACATTTATTTCCACGTGATTGACAAATAAAAGGCATAGACGAAACAAGTTCTGTATGAAAAGGTTCTTCTAAATTACCAGTTGAATATATAACCCGTTTAATCTTATACATTCTCATAACTTTGATACACTCATTACATGGTCGAGAGTTTCGTAATTTATTTTTATATGTTGAAATAACAATAATAGTATTAGGAAAATTACCGTAATTATAGTTAAACGAGTGATACTTACGTCTTCCGCAATTTTTTTTCATTTTACGTAAAGTGTTTACAATAAGATTCATTTCTGCATGAGTAGAAGTTGATGATAAATTATTCCATTCAATAGGTAAAGGCTCATTGTTTATACCATTTTTTATTTTTTTGTAAAAAAGTGGCGTAATGCTTTCCTATTGTATCACACTTTAATATAGGAATTTCTATGTTTATTTTAATATTAGTTGAGTGCTTCATTATTTTAAAATTTTTTTGAAAATTTTTTTGAAAATTTCAATTTAATTTTTAAATTGAAATTTTCAAATTTTTAAATTTAAAAAAAATAATAATGAACCGCTTAACTAAGGCTATAATGTTTGAACAAGTAATATGTCAATTAAACATAGATATTTTTATGTCAATTGATGATATTATAAAATTAAATCCTAAATTAATTTTAGGAAATGGTGGTTCTTGGATTAGATCAGGTAATGCTTTATGTAAAAAATATAAAATGGTTACTGTAAAAAATAATCAAGAAATAAGATTTTTATTTGATGCTACAGATGAAGAAAAAGCTCTTATAGAAAACGAAGTATCACATCTTAAATTTTTACAAAATAATAATAAAATACAATTTATTAGAATATTACCTGGTAAAAGTATTATTCTAAAAACTAGATGCAATCTAACACCTAAATTAAAAAAAATAGTAATGGATGAATACAATAACAAATGTATATTTTGCGGTTCAAGTAATGGAATAAATGTAGATCATAAAGATGATGAATATACAAATTCTTACCAAGAACTAACAAAACAAGATTTACAAGTTTTATGTCAGCATTGTAATACTATAAAAAGAGGAGGTAGTAAAATTGATAAAATAGATAAAGAATTACCGCCGTTTTTAGAACCATTAAGAGAATTAGAAAAATACTTAGAATACGATCCAAAATATATAAAAGGAAAAAACAAAAATATGTGCAGATTTTGGTATGATCCGAAAAATTGGATAGAAAATCACAAGCAAAAAATTATAAATATATTTATAAAAAAAGATGAAATTATTAATAAACTAATTGAACAAAATAAGAAGAAAGATGAAATTATTAATAAACTAATTAAAGAAAAAAATGATTTATTAATAATATCTACATATTATTAAAACAATGTCTATAAAAGTTCTTGATTTATTTTCTGGATGTGGAGGCTTGACCCAAGGTTTGATTCAATCAAATTTAGATGTTGTGTTATCTAATGAATATTGGAAACCAGCACATGATACTAATAAAAATAATCATAATAATACACATCATATTTTAGGAGATATAACAGATGATAATGTAAAAGAAAAAATTATAAAAAAATGTAAAAAATTAAAAGTTAATGTAATTACAGGAGGACCTCCTTGTCAGGCATATTCAAATGCTGGAAAAAAAGATCAATTTGATAATAGAGGATTATTGTATAAAGATTATATTTACATTGTAAAAAAAATAAAACCGGAATTATGTATAATTGAAAATGTAAAAGGGATTTTATCAATTTCGCATTTGAAAGATAATTTAAATATCCAAGAACTAAAAGATGTTGATGATTACAAAGAGTTACTTGAAAATTATAAAAAAATAGATAAAAAAAATAAAGAGTTAGTAGCAGAAAAGAGAAAAGAAATTAATTTATATAAGAAAAAAATAGCAAAATTAAATGAGTTAGTAATAGATAAAATAATAAGAGAATTTACAGACTTAAATTACAATATTACTTATAAAGTTTTAAATTCTGCTGATTATGGAGTTCCTCAAAGAAGAGAAAGAGTTATTTTTATAGCTGCTAAGAAATGTTATAATATAACATATCCAGTGCCAACCCATAACAAAGATGGAACTGAAGGATTAAAAAAATGGGTAAGCGTAAAAACAGCAATAGACAACTTAAAAGATATTCCAGATGATAAAAAAATTAATCACGTTAGATCTATACATACTCAACAAATGATAAAAAAAATGCAAGATACAGAATATGAAAAAAGTGCCCAACCAAAATATAAAGAAGCATATTTTAAATGTCATCCAGATAAACCAAGTTTAACAGTTAAAGAAAATCACGGGGCAGTCTTTGTGCATTATGAAAAAAACAGATGTATGACTGCTAGAGAATTAGCAAGACTTCAATCTTTTCCAGATGATTTTATTTTTTCTGGTTCAAAAAAAGATATACTTGTACAAATAGGAAATGCTATTCCATGTTTATTAGGTAAACATTTAGGAGAAAATATTATAAATATATTAAAATAATATAAGAATTTAATATATTTATAATATTTTCTCTTATATTTAATTGTATAAATTCTTGATTATCTTTATATTTATTATAAAGATCATTATATAAGCAAATAAACTATATGATACCTAACTTTTGTAATCTATTTTATTTTTCATTTATAATATGTTTAATTTACTATAGTAATGTTTTAATTTATAATCTATAATTTTATTTGTAATTATAAATAAATGGTTAAGATTAATGGAAAAAAATTTAAAATTTATGATCTTGATAATTTAATCACAATTAAAGATAGAATATCGTGTGAATTAAAAACTTTACCTGAATATTTATATTTTTCAAATGGATTAACTTACGAAGAATTCAATAAAAAAAAAATTACAGTAACAGATTTTTTATCTGAAATTAAAGACAATGCGCAAAACAATTTATCTGTTTTTACTGTTATTGATTCTGGTATAAAAAATTTTGGAGATGCATTAAATGTAAAAGATAAAATAGTAATTGTATGGTTATCTTACAATGAAAAATTACAAACAGAAGTAGCTAATAAAGGAAAAGGTGTATTAGATTTAATAATAAATGAATTAATAAAAAGAAAAATATATATAGCTCATACTCAGTTTACAAGAGATTGGGTAAATATAATAAAAACTAAATTATATATAGAAAAAGAGATTAAATCACAGTGTAAAAAAAGTGAAAGAATGGTAACATTATTTAACGAGTTTAATTTTGAATCAGCTGTAAGTACTACGTTTAAAATTGAACATATTCAATTTATTTTAGAATTAGAAATGAAAAATATATCTATGTTAGAATTATTTAATTCTATTATTTTAACTCCTTTAGTTCCTTTTGTTACAACACAAAATTTTTATAAAATAAAAAATGATTACATTCCTTCTATAGAATGGGCTGTTACAACTACAAATTCAATAATTTTAAAAGTACATAAAAAAACAGATATAACAAATAAAAATATTTCTGATTATTCAGATACAGTAATTAAATTTGATTCTGTAACTAATAACTATACAGCTGAAATAAGTATACATAATGAAAAAGGTAACGTTTCTAATGATGTTTTTACACAAAGATCATTAGAAATTTTCCCAGATATAGATATTAGTATTAAAGAAACAACAGAAAGTAAAATTACAGGTATATTTTATTATCCAAATTTAACTCTTGATAAATATATATTTTCTGATTTAGTAATGAATAATGAAATTTTTAAACTTGTTATAACTATTGATGATCATGAAAAAGCAACTAAAAAGAAAGCTGGATTATACATACATTTTGAACATAGAGATACAGAGTCAATTTCAGCAACAATAACAGAAAAAAAGATGATTAAAGGAGATATTAGTATGAAGAATGAAGATCTTGATTTTTTTCCTATAGGAGAACCATATATACGTGTAAGAATTTCAAATTGTAATAATAGTAAATCTGTAGAAATTTTTAAAGAAATATTAGGTAAATTATTTATTCTTTACGATGAAAAGTTTAATGAAATTAAAGATTTTTATAAAGAATATATTCCAGATTTTGGAGACGTTGAAGAAATAGAAGAAATAGAAATAGAAGAGGTAAAATTAAATGATAAAGCTCCTGATCTTTTTGTTTCAAATTATACAAGAAATTGTAAACCTACTAGAATGCCTACTATTATAAAAGAAGAAGAAGCGATTGATTTATTAAATAAAGGTCAACAAGTTATAAAATTTCCTCGTGATGTTCCAGCAGATTCTAATGCTATTCGATTTCCACTTGATGGAGTTAATCAAAATTATTATACATGTAAGCATAATGTACATAAAAACATAGGTCTTAAACTTAATAAACTTAAAAATGCTTCTATTTACCCATATGTACCGTGTTGTTTTAAACCAACTCAAAATAAAAATCCTAAATTTTTACATTATTACGAAGGAACTAATTTTGATGAAGGAATAGAAAAAAAACAAAACATTATCAAAACAAATAAAATATTAAAACATGATCAATATGGTAATTTACCATCTGATATTGAAAATTTATTTACAATAATTGATCCAAGCCCAATATTTGAATATGTAAGAAGAGGTACAGGTATAGGATCCAAAAGAAATGTAAATAGTTTTTTAAATGCTGTGATGGAAGCATTTAATAATGAAACTAATATTTTTTCAATTAAAGATGAAGATGAATTAGAGGCTTATTTAATAGATGAGCGAAATCTTTTTACTAGTAAAGAGTGTGTAGCTTTATGTCGTCAAGAACTATATGATTTAACAACTAATCAAATTTTAAGTTTATTACAAAGTGATACTTATTTAGATCCAAGGTTATTTATACGATTATTAGAGGATAAATTTAAATGTAATATTTTTTTATTTACTAAAAATATTTTAAATGGTGAATTAATATTACCTAGACATATTCAGTCTTATTATAAAAATAGAAATGAACATAGATGCGTATATGTGTATGAACATATGGGAAGTGAGTCGGATGATACTATAAAATATCCTTTTCCACAGTGTGAATTAATAATAAAATATAATATAAAATCAAGTAAAGTACAAGAATTTTTTTCTTATAAAGAATCAGAACATATCAGATCTGTATATTCAAATATTCAAAAATCTTATGCTCTAAATAAACAAATTATGGACATATATTTACCTATTCATCAAGATATAAAAATTAATTCACAATGCATTGATTCTTATGGAAAAACAAGAATACTTACAATAATTTTTAATTCAAGTAAAATTTCTATAATTACAACTCCTATTCAACCTTTAAAAGTAAAAGAAATAAAAAATACAAAAATACATAAAACTGATATAGATACTTTAATAAAATTAACTACTTTATTAAATATTAAAATACAATCACAAACTATTATAAATAATGTAGTTCAAGAAATAACTGGAGAATGGGGAAATGTAACTATATCTATATTAATCAAAAACGATGATAAAATAATAGATGGTATTTTAACAAAAAAAGAAGAGTTAATGTTTAATATAGATAAACAATCTTTTTTGGAAAAATACAATACAAATAAAAAACTAGCTCGTTATTTAATTGAGTATACTTTATGGTTTTTTTCAAAATATTTACACGATTCCGGAAAAGACACAAGTGATAAAAGTGTAGCAGAGTTTGCTCGTGAATACTTCAAAATTGATCCTAATTTTATATACAAAAATACAATTTCCAAAAAATTTGAAGAAACTAATTCGTTTATAAGAAATAGTAAAATAATTGTAAACACAGAAGAAACTATCAAAAGATTAGTATATGTTATTAGACTTAACATACAACGCGATGTACAAAACATATTACAATATCATTCTCGTAATATAATTAAAAATTTTTATATTGATATAACAGACTTTAATAAACATAACGGTCAAGTTATATTAGTAGGAGAAGAATCAGTAGAAAAATGGATTTTAGAAAATAATACAAAATATATTCTTTACAATGAAGTGCAAATAGGAACTTCATCTCCTTATTTTTTTACAAATAATTTAATAGATGAAAATATATATTTAGCTCAAAATACTACTTCTTTAGAAAAAGCTAGTGATGTGGCTACTACATGGTATAAACAAAAATATAATCCAGGTATTTATTCAAAAGATACAAAACAAATATCTTGTTCACTATACTTTTATACAAATTCAAGTGATATAACAAAAATTAATAAAAATAAAAATAAAGTAAAAATATTAAAATATAAAATTGATAATACTGATTTTTATACAGTTTTATTAAAAAATAAATTATAATTAAAATAAAAAATTTATTTTATAACTATTAATAAATGGACGAAAGTAAAAATTTTACATCAGATATGTCAAATATCAATGAAATAGATGATTCATCTAAATCATCTACAATTGGATCATCTGATTCTAGTGATGAAGAATCAGATGGTCCAATTGGACCATCTGATTCTAGTAATGAAGATTCTTCAGAATCTGAAGAATCTTCAGAATCTGAAGATTCTTCAGACGGACCTGTTATTGATTCTGTAATTGGACCTGACGACAGTGACGACGAATCTAAGATCACATATACAGATACAAAAATGTCAAAAAGTCAAAGTAGCGGGTATAATAATAATATTATTATAGACCCATCAACTAATCCCAACGTAATGAATCAAATAAACATCATATCACCAAACAATTTAGTAGGTGTTTTAAAAAATCAAATGTCAGCAGATCTAAATCAGTTAAAATCGTCGCAACTTGTTGCAAAAGTGATGATTAAGTATCAAAAATACTTAAAAACGTGGGTAGATAGTTACTATAACATGACACCTCAGTTATCATTAAAGTCTAATAATATGTTAGTACCAGAAAAAATATTTGCTAAATTATCAAGTAATACACCTTTAAGATGTGTAAGAGCTATGGACGCTATTATAACTCATTCTCAGAATAATTTACCTTCACCTGAATTAATGATAACTTATGTAAGAACGTTTGTATATTTTTTGGCTACTAGTGGTATAATGGTTGTATGTAATATAGGCAGTAGAACAATGAATACTGG